GAGGCGTCCAGCCTTCAAGAGCGCATCGCTGCGCGCCGGGATACAGTCGATGAGCGAGTTTCACTGGCGGCGTCGATCACGCCGGCTGACCGTCCGTTTGTGTGGTGGTGCAACCTCAACGCCGAAGCTGACGCGCTGGCAAAGGCGATCCCCGGCGCGGTCAATCTGCACGGCGGGCTGAAAGATGCGGACAAAGAACGCATCCTCAACGATTTCACCGAAGGCGGCATCCGCGTTCTTGTCACCAAGGCGTCTCTCGCCGGTTTCGGGATGAACTGGCAGCATTGCGCCGATACCGGCTTTGTTGGCCTTAACGACAGCTTTGAGCAGGTTTTCCAAGCCATTCGCCGCTTCTGGCGCTTCGGTCAGACAAAGCCTGTGAAAGTCCATTTCATCGCGGCGGAAACCGAAGGCGCGGTCGTCGCCAACCTTCGCCGGAAGGAAGCCGACGCCGAACGTATGGCGGCGGCGATGGTCAAGCATATGGCTGATCTTTCGTCGGCCGAGGTTCGCGGCATGGTCCGCACCGTAGCCGACTACAACCCAACGAAGCCCGTCATCATTCCAGAATTTCTGCGGAGGGCAGCATGAACCAGCATGAAAGCATCATCGTTCCAGAATTCTTGAGGGTGGTGGCATGAACCAGCACGAAAACATCATGGCTGTCGATCAGGTGGTGACGCCTGATTATGCGATCTATCAGGGCGATGCCTGCGAACTAATCCGCGCCATCCCCGGCGACAGCATCCACTTCGGCATCCATAGCCCGCCTTTCGAGGGCCTCTACAAATTCAGCAATTTTGACCGCGACATATCGAACAATGAGGGCGACGGTTTCTGGCAGCACTATGCTTTTCTTATCCAGGAGTTGCTGCGCGTCACCATGCCGGGGCGGCTTCACGCAGTCCATGTCATGCAGTTGCCCACGTCGAAAATCCGGCACGGCTTCATTGGCATGCGGGATTTTCGAGGGGAGGTCATCCGGGCCTACGAGGACGCGGGATGGATTTTTCACAGCGAGGTCTGCATTTGGAAAGACCCCGTTGTCGCGCAGCAACGCACGAAATCAATCCGGCTCCTGCACAAGCAGATCGTCAAGGATAGCACGCTCAGCGGGCAGGGACTTGCCGACTATATCGTCACGTTCCGAAAGCCGGGCGAGAACCCGGCACCGGTAGCCGGATGCTTCAACCGCTATGTGGGCGATGGTGTTGGGCCGGATAGGTCTAAATACACCACGCCGACCGATGGCCGGAACTGGTATTCGATTGAGGTCTGGCAGCGCTATGCCTCGCCGGTCTGGATGGACATAAACCAGACCCGGACACTCCAATATCGCAGCGCGCGCGACGAAAAAGACGAGGTTCATATCTCGCCGCTGCAACTCGACGTGATCGAGCGGTGCATCGATCTGTGGAGCAACCCCGGAGACGTAGTTCTCACTCCGTTTCTCGGCATTGGCAGCGAGGTCTATGGCGCGGTCGCGGCGGGGCGAAAGGGCATCGGCTTTGAATTGAAGCCGTCCTACTTCGCGCAGGCGGTCAAGAACATTGCCGAACTGCATCGCTCGCGGACGGATGATCTTTTCCGGGAGGCGTCATGACCTCCCTCACCAGACAAGAGGCGAGGGCGGCGGTGCGCATCGAACTCGGGTGGCCGCATAAGCACCTTTCGCCAAATGCGCGGGCGCATTGGGCGGCGAAGGCTAAGGCCACTCGCACAGCCCGGCGCGAGGCCTACTACGCTGCCAAGGACGCAGGCATCGGGGAAATGGATGCGAAAGAGTTTCGCGTCACCACGTTTTTCAGCCCGCCAGGACGCCACAGCTATGACGAGGACAATCTCAAGGCGCGCTGCAAGGCGCTCTATGACGGGATCGCTGACGCGCTTGGTCTGGATGACAAGCTCTTTCGGCATCAGCCTGTCGTGATAGGTGCTCCGATCAAGGGCGGCCGTGTCGTGGTCGAGATCGAGGCGCTGCGATGAGCATCATTGCGTCGGCGGTCAAGCACATGCTCGCGGCTGGAATGCCGCATGACGCCATCGTGGCGGCCGTCGAAGAAATGGAGGCGCAGATCGTTGACGTGCAGGCCGAGCGCCGCCGCGCGAAGGATCGCGAGCGCAAGCGTCTGCGGAATTCCGCGGAATCTGCGGAAAAGGTTTCCCCCCTTTGCCCCCCCAATAAAGACACCCCCACACCCCCAGAAATTAACCCCCCCTATATCCCCCCATCCAAGCAACACGACTTGGGGCGCGCGGACGATGTTTCGGCTCGAATGCCTGAACTCTACGCCGCCGCCGGCGTCACCGACGAAACCAAATCTCCCGGCCTCTTGGCCTTTTCCGAGCCGATACGCTGGGTTGTGGCCGGTTGCGACATCGACCTCGACATCATCCCGGCCCTTCGCTCCATCGCGGCGCGGGGCCGGACGGTGCGAAGCTGGGCCTATTGCTCAGATGCTGTTTTCGAAGCGCGTGACCGCCGCCTAGCGCCCGCGCCGGCTGTCCAGTCGCGCCCCGGCACTTCGCCACCACCTCGGAAGCCTCGCAATGCCGGCGAAGCTGCCCGGCTCGAACTCATCCGACGTGGAGAATATCCAGATGCTTCCAGCTACATCACCGGATCTGAAAACGAAAGCGACCGAAACACAGGTTTTGCAGGCACTGACATCGCTCGCCGGATTGCCATCGCGGCAGGCGGATGACGCGGAGATGGATCGCCGCATGTACTTCGTCGCGCTTGAAGGCGTGACCAGATACGCGCTCGGCGAGGCGGTCAAGGCGATTATCCGCGGCGCGCTCGGTCATACGTTTTTCCCGTCGCCGGTCGAGCTTCGCCAGCAGTGCGACAAGGCGATGGAGCCGCATGTCCGTCAGGCCCAGCGTGTCAGGATGTCCGAGCAGCAGGCGCGGGAGAACGCCGAGTTTGACCGGGTGAGGGCGCAGCGCACCCCGGAGGCCATCGCACGTCAGCAGGAAGCCTATCGCCGCTTCTGCCAAGGGTATGAGGCCGAGAAATCGCCAGCCTACATTCCGCTTCTCGATCCTGATCTCGTTGCGAAAATTCCCGACGC